AAAGAAAAGTGTGTCGGCCTTGAAAAAAAATATGATCGATTCAGTAATATTTTTAAAGATGACTTTTATGTAGAATTCCAGGGTCACGTGCAAGAAGGCCAAGAGAAGGTTAACAGGGCCTTTTATGATCGGTTGAGGGATAGGGGCGGTTTTCAACATGTGGTTACAAATGATTGCCACTATGTGCTTCCAGAACATGCCAAGATTCAAACCCTTTTGAAGGGGATGGCCTATAAGAATACGGATGCGGGGCAGAGCTATACTTCTTGTGATTCTTTGTGGCTTAAGACAGCGGGGGATATTTGGGATACTTTTAGAGAAAGTCATTCCTATTTGCCAGGTAGATTCGTATTAGATGGAATGAAAAACACAGAGGCGATTCTTGAGAAGGTAAAGGATTTTAGATTACCCACCAAGAAATATTTGCCAATCTTCATGAAGGACTCTAGGGATACTTTTAACAGGCTCTCTGTGGGGCTTTTGAAAAAGTTTTTAGATGGGGGAAAACTTTATGCCACGAAAGAAGAGTATACCGAAAGATTTAAGAAAGAATATAAGGTCATCGTTAAATATGGCCTGCAGGATTATTTCCTTATCGTTTGGGATATTGTGCGTTTCGCTAATAACAACGGGATTTATATAGGACTTGGGCGCGGCTCTTCGACCGGGTGTCTTATTAGTTACCTTCTCGGGATTGTTCGGGTTGATCCTCTTAGATACGATCTTATTTTCGAAAGATTTTTAAACGAAGCAAGATGCGAACAGGGCGAACTGGCCGACATAGATCTTGATGTGGAATCTGACAGAAGAGATGAAATCAAACAATATATTTTTAAAAAGTATGGTAGGGAAAACGTATGTGAGATAGGGACATACGGAAGGATGAAGTTAAAAACTTCATTAATCGACATTGGTAAAGCCCTAGGGGTTGTGACCCAGAGAGAAATTTTAGATATCACCACGAAGTTGGATCTTAGCAGAGACGGTAAAGATTCTTTAGAGGCGGCCATTGATGCGTCACCAAAATTAAAAGAACATATGACGAACAATTTAGATTACGCCTTCGCGGTAGAAGAGATTACTGGCCAGATAAAGTCTCAGTCAATCCATCCGGCTGGAATGGTAATAGCACCCTATCCAGTACATCTGATTACACCGATTAAAACTCAGAGGGATAAAGATAGTGATGAAAGAGTAATCACCACTCAGGCAGATGATAAGAGCATAACCCGTCAGGGGCTTATGAAGATGGATATCCTAGGTCTTAAAGAATACGACATTATCAGATTTATAATTGAAAACGCAGGTCTGGAATTCAAGTCAACTGACTATGTTGAAAAAATAATGGAATTAGAAGATAGAAAGCCGGACGAGAGAATCTGGAAGTTATTTCAAGAAGGGAAGTCAGAGGGGGTGTTCCAATTTTCTTCTGAGGGGTTACAGCAATTACTCATACAGATACAGCCAGGCAAGATAGAGGACCTCATCGCAGCGAACGCCTTGTACAGGCCAGGGTGCTTAGATAACGGTTGGCATATCCAATATTGCAATCGAAAACACGGTAAAGAAAAAGTTGAGTACATGCATGAGAGTGTCGCAGATGTTTTGAAAGACACTTACGGAGTTTGTGCCTATCAGGAACAGTTCATAAGTATCATTAATAGGTTGGGCGATATTAGCCTTTCAGATTCAGACACGATCCGTGCAGCCCTTGGGAAAAAAGATGAAGCCAAACTCAAGAGGTTTAGGAAGACTTTCATTAAGAATGCTGCGAAAAAGGTTGGCAGTGTAGACGGGGCCAGGCGGATCTGGGAACAGTTAGAAAAATCTAGTAATTATTCGTTCACAAAGTCTCATTCTGCCGTTTATTCAATCCTGGCCTATGTTTCCCAATTTTTTAAGGTATATCACCCGGTTGAATTTTGGACAGCTCATCTCGAATGGGACGTGAGAAAAAATAGGCGCGACGATATGCTGCGTCACAAAAAGGCGGCGAGAGAAATGGGTGTCATCTTTAAACCGCCCCATATAAATCAGTCCGGGGTGTCTTTCAGGATAGTGGAAAAAGCGCCAGTCTGGTCCTTCATGGGTCTCAAGGGGCTTGGCCCGAAGGCTGCGGTGGAAATTGAAAAGCATCAGCCCTACGAGGATTTTGAAGACTTCTACAAACGCGTGAATAAAAGCAAGGTGAAGTTTAATAATATTGTTTCTTTGATCTACGTGGGGGCGTTTGATTCGATGGGTGATAGAAGGGAATTCCTTAAAGCCCTTTTTAAATTGAAAACGAAAAAGCCACCATCTTTAAAAGATGAAGCGATGATGATGCAGTTTTATGAAATCATGGGTTTTTTTGAGCAAGGTATAAAGGAGGCGAGAGAGGTCGATGATTGCATCACTCAGGTGGATTTAGAAAACGTCCTGGTAGGCGAACAGGTGAGGATCGGTGGGATGTTGGTAAACATTAGACGCATCAAGACAAAAACAGGTGAGCCGATGGGATTTGGAACGGTGGTAGATGTAGATGAGTCAATTGATTTAACTTTTTTCCCAAAAACTTGGGCAAAATATCGTGGTTCAATTTCAGATGGAAAAATTCTAAAGGTTGACGGGGTGAAATCAGGTTGGGGTGGCAAGACGAATGCGGTTGAAGTAGAAAAGGTTGAAGAATTTTGACCAGAAATTTTGGTTTTGTCGTAAATATAATATGTGAAAGATCTTACGTATGAAATTAAGGGCCTTGTGCCTGACCCGGTGGTTGTAGCTCTAAAAGATGAGTTGACGATTACAGAGGATATCGATGGAGAAGTGGACGAGGCGTCAGCCAGGTTCGGTTATTATGCGGTACTAGCTGAGAAGGCTGAGGCGAGATATGAAAAATTAAAGTTGGGGTTCAATCTTTGGGAATCAGATATTAAGGTCAGGAAAGACGAGCAGAGCGCCCTAGATAAAGAGAAGAAACTGACAGAGGCTCAAATGGGGGCTCATGTGATGTCTCAACCCAAATTCAAAGCATATCAATTGAAATTAATAGAGTTGAAAGAACAGAAGAATGTCATGAAGGCGATCTCAAAAGCTTTCGATAAAAAATCGGATTTGATTCAAACAAAGGCCTGCAATCGAAGGATAGAAGCGAAGGCCAACAAATAGAAAAGTGGGGGCTATTTTGGAAACTCATTCAGTTATCGTGGTTGGCACGAAGACCACCGTAAAAAAAGAAAAAAAAACAGACGCTCTTAGATTGAGGGATTCTGCCAGGAAGTTCTATGGAGAGATGCAAACATCGTGGCTTCTTTTTGCTAAGGCGATAATGGAGATTCGAGATTCGCGGGCGTATAAGGATTTTGATAAAAAAAGCTTCCAGCAGTTCTGTATAGACGAATATCCATCAATGCATTTTACCACGATTATGAAAACAATTAAGGTCGCGGAGTTGTGGGGTAAAGATCTGGAGATGAAGCTTGAGAAGGATGAAGCGTATCAGTTGCCAGCGTATGAATCATGTTACACGTTGTTGAACGCCAAAGACGACATCCCATCGCCAGAATTCCAGAGGCTTCGGAAAAACATTCTTGAAGGCAAGCTCAGTTATTACGCTCTCAGAGATAAGTTGAAGGATGTGGTGACTGCCAAGAAAAGGCGTAAGGTTGAATTTAAGTCAGAAGAACAAATCGAAGAAGAACTCGCGGCCTCTTTAAAAGAGGAATTTGGTGAAGAAGAATTTGAGATACTCGAAGACGATGTATCGCCAGGCGGTGAGGTTGAAAAGTCAAAAGCGTTGTGTGTCCAGTTGAAATCAAGAGTGGATTATATTTCTGACAATTTACCAACCCTTCTTGGCCTAATAGAAACGAATCCTGATTTATTAACCACCGATATTGTTGAGTTGGCTAGAAGCGTAGAGGATTTGGCTTCAAAATCAGATAATTTTTTAACCAGTCTGGAAAAACTTTAGGAGAAAGTAATGGGCAAGGTATTAGAGAAGTTAAAGAAAGAAGTCGAGAGAATAGAGGCGAAAGAGAAGAGTAGAGGTGATTATACCAAGGTTGATTGGTTCAAGCCCGAGAAGGGTGACAATATCATTAGGGTTCTGCCTCACTGGTCAAAACCAGATGATTCATTATTCTACAAAACCATAAACATTCATTACGGCTTGCCCATCTCTCGCGATGGTAAAACATATAAGATTCCGGCCCGATGTTTAAGAGACTTAAATGAAGACTGCCCCCTTTGCGATGAGTATGAAAAACTTGGGAAGGGCGAAGGTAAAGACTTAAGAAGCAGTGAAAGAGCCATCTTCAACATTATTGATTTTAAAACGCAGACGGTGAAGCCATGGCAATGCCCAGAGACGGTTTATAAATATATATTCGCGATGTCCACCGAGATGGACGAGGACACGTGGGATCTAAAAACTGGCCGGAACTGGAAAATCAGGAAGAAGGTCGATCCATCAAAGCCTCCACAATTTGGTACTAAGTATGAAGTTTTCCCAGATATGAAGCAATCGGCAGTGCCTAAGAAATTACTTGGATTGACTGAGGATTTACCGGATCTCGATGGTGTGTATTGTGAGAATCATCGTGAGGCGATGCTTGATTTGTTGGGCTTAGAGGAAAAGTCAGAGGACGTGGATGACGATAATGAAAAAGAAGAAGTGTTCACAGAAAAACCAGTAAAAAAGCATAAGAAAAAGGCCAAGGCCGAAGTTGATGAAGAAGACGAAGACGAAGAAGAAAATGATGAAGAAGTGTTCACAGAAAAACCAGTAAAAAAGCATAAGAAAAAGGCCAAGGCCGAAGTTGATGAAGAAGACGAAGAAGAGGGTGAGGATGACAACATCGTTGCAAGCGTAAAGATAGAGGATAAAGAACTAGAGGATGAACTGAGAAGGCTTGGGGTATAGGTTGGAAAACGACAGAGTGAACTATAGCTTCAGCGTAAAGATTAACATGGGTAATTACGAATCCTGTTCTATTGGCGCGTCTTTATCCTCAGATGTAAAAAAAGGCGAATCTATAAGTCAGGCATTAGAACGAGTGTCTGAGATTGTAGAAAAGGAAGTTGATAGGCGCAGGGAAACGGTGAAAGAATGACAATCGCGACCGAGACGGGGAAAAAATTCACAAGACGTGGCAGAAAAAAGACAGAAAAGGCGGTCAAGGTTAAGGCTACGCCCGCATTCAAAGAAGTTGATGCAGATTATTCCTCGTTCGTAAGAGAAGCGAGGAAGATGAAGAGCGATGCTATTATCTGTGGCTCAGATGAAGACGACCTGATTAGTGTAACCGATTGGATACCCGTTCCAGAATCTATCAGAGAGCTTATAGGCACACCAGGATTGCCTTGTGGCCTTATTACGATGGTATACGGAGAGCCGGATTGTTTGAGCGGAGATACTTTTATACCGTATAAGGTTTATTATAAAGGGCTTTGTCAGGATGCTACTGGGGGGACGCTTAAAAGTCTGTACCAAAGGTTCATTGATTTTGAAAGTGAGGATCTTGATTTTTGTATTCCTTCTGTGGCCGGTGACGATAGTGTTTTCGTTAATAGGATAAAGGATGTCATTTATAGTGGGTATAAGAGTTGTTTTAAGATTAAAACCCTGTCCGGGTTTGAGCTAACTTCGACAGGTGATCATAGATTTTTTGTTGGGGGAGACAGAGAAACTTCATGGAGGGACCTAGATGAAACGAAATATTCGCGGTTGGAGGAAATGTCCGTGGGTGATTCGGTGTACGTCTACGATGGGTCGAATATTGCGAAAGACACAATAGCATCTATTGAGCCAGCGGGCGAAATGGATACATACGATATATCTTGCAAATCCCCGTTCAATAATTTTATCGCCAATGGGTTCGTAGTTCATAATTGCGGGAAGACTAGCCTGTGTAACGAGGCGTTGGCTGGGACGCAGAAAGAAGGGGGGCTAGCGATTCTTTTCCTTTCGGAATTAAAATACGATGAGAAACGTGCAGCGGCTCAGGGTGTGAGGTGTGATGGAGGAGAGGGATCTCTGATCAAGTATCGTCCTAGAACAATCGAGCAGGTTGGCGATTATATCCACGAAGTTTCAAATATTATTAATAAGTCTGGAACGAAAAAGAAGGTTTGCATCGTTTGGGATTCGTTAGGCGCTACACCGTGTGAAAATGAATTGAATGCAGCTCGTACCGATTTCTCAATGGACGCAGCGAAGGCGATCACAGGTGTTCTTAGAAAAACGCAGGGCCTTATCAGAGACAAGAAGATTGCATTTGTGATGATAAATCAGGTCTACGATAAGACAGGCGTTACGTTTGGGAAAAAGACGACCACAAGGGGTGGAAAATCTCCAAGATATTACAGCGCCCTTCAGCTTAGTTTCGCTAAAATAGGGCGAATCCGTCCTCCAGGTGAAAAGTCTCCTGCACCGTTTTGTGGCATTAGAACCAAGATTGATGTTGAAAAAAACCATTTAGGGCAACCGTTTAAGTCGGCAGAGGTGCAAATTGATTGGAAGGGATTCGTTATTGATAGGAAGCCAGAGTATGCCCCAGAAGGACACTTCAATTCAGAAGTATCTGAATAAGCGGCAGCAAGAATTTGTTGGCCGTTTGCCCGTAACTCAATTGAGGATCGGGTTGGTGGGCCATACGTTTTTATCTGAAAATTTAGAGAGCAGCTTCCAAGAGGTAACGCCAGAATTCACAAGAGCTACGGATATGCTTGAATGTCTTTTATTATCATTTATTCAACACGCAACCGATCCGGCTTCTCTTAGAGAAATGGAAGACAGTATTTATGGGGAAATCTAATGCGCATTTTAATGTATTCAGATTTGCATTTGAAAGAAGACCGCATTGACGATGCCAAGACTGTCTTAGACAGGATCGGTGAAATAGCTCAAGAGAATAAGGTACAGATAATAGTTAATGGTGGGGATACGTTCAACACTAGGGGCGTGATCCGCACGCGATGTTTAAAAACCCTTTACGATGCATATAGAAAATGGCAGAGGAACGGGCTGAAGCAGTATATTTTGGTTGGTAATCACGATCAAGAGGACCGAGCAGGTCTTGTCCACCCGATGAAAATTTTCGAACAGTTTCCAGACTGGCATGTGATTGATAAGCCAGAGAAGCTGGGCAATTTGGCATTCATACCTTATTGCGACCCGAAGAATATTAAGAAATTTATAAAGGGAATAGCAAAGCCGGGCGTTATTTGTTTTGTGCATCTTGGAATCCAAGGGGCCATGATGAATGATTTCGTAAAAGATTCGGAAGGTATCCCTGCCAATTGGTTTGTTGGATTCAAGGTTGTTTTCAGTGGGCACTACCACTATAGGCATAAGTTTAAAAATATCCAGTATATTGGCTCTCCGATGCAGCATAGCTTCGCGGAGATGGGGCAGGATAAGGGTGTTTTGATTTACGATAGTCTATTGAAAAAGATCGATTTCGTTTCAATAGAGGGCGTCCCGAGACATCATGAAATAAACGTGTATTGGCAGGACGGTAAGAAACAGTGGACGATTCCAAAGGGTATCTTAAAAATTGATCGCGTGAGGGTGAAAATACGGGGGGAGTCAGAACAAGTATTTGAAATAGATAAGGATCTGCTAGAAAAAAAGTTTGATTGTTCGATGGTAAAAATTCATAGAGAGATTTTAGCGAAAACAGTCAGCAGAATGAACTTAGATCAAGATGAGATTTACGATAAAAACAGATTGATGAAAAAATATGTGGATTTCGTAGATACCGACTTAAATAAGACTAGGGCGTTAGAAATTGGAACGGAGATAGTGAATGCCAGTGTTTGATTTTATCTGTACCCATTGTGAGGATGTTATTGAATTAAACGTGAAATACCAGGACAGAGACAGCCAGGTGTGCCCAATATGCAATAAAGAATTGGATAGGGTGTGGTTAAAGGCACCCTATTATGGCCAACTTGGCCCGGAAGGTTCTTCTAAAAATATAGATGCAATGAAGAAATCTTTTCACGAAAGATTCGTAAAAAAAGATATGGATCAGGTACGTCATAAATTCGGAAACCTTTTTGATGAATCGTTGGTAAGCGCAGCGGTGAATAGAATTAGAGAGGGTAAGGCGTAGATACTATGGAACACGTGAACCTATGGGTATCCTAGAAAATTTTTTACATAGCCAGTGGGTGAGTCATGGAAATGTGGTCCCTAATCATAATTACGATTCTGTTCGTGGCATTTTCTATTTAATTTCACCAGCGGGGCTGATCAAATACAGACAGCGTAGGGGGTGCGTAGATAAATTTAGGAATAAGTATTTGAACAAGTTTGAAGGATTGTGCCAAGCACATCGTGCCGGGTGCGATGTCTCGAAGGAAATGTTTAGCCTGTATTCAGAAATCAGGAAAGAATTAAATGTTTCTTATAGGGCAAATGCTAGGACTAGGTTGAGAGGATTGAGGGAATGGATTTTGTCAAAGTTAGACTTCAAAATTTCTTAAGCTACCATAATCAGATTTTTGAGAATTTAGGAACGCCTGGCCTTACTCTAATAGAGGGTGTGAACCATGACGAAGGCGGTGCGAATGCGGCTGGCAAATCAAGTATTTGGGATGGACTATCATGGTGTCTTTTTGGTCAGACGGTAAGAGGTCTGAAAAACGATGAGGTCGTGAATCGAAAGTACAAAAAAGAATGCTGTGTCGATGCCGAATTCCTGCATAAGGGTAAGCATTGGGTTGTATCCAGATATCGAAAGCCAAATAAACTGACGATCAGTGTTGATGGAGAAACAATTGAACAGGGTACGTTGGCATTGGGACAGGAGTGGTTGCTTGAACAGTTAGGAATTGATTTCGACCTCTTCAGGTGCACTATTGTTTTCGCGCAGGGCGAGATGTTCAATTTTGTGAACGAGAATAACAAGAGCCAAAAAGAGATTCTTTCAAAGGTGATGCGCATTAATTTTTCAGATGCCCTTCTTAAGACACGGGCATTATTAAGAGACAAACAGGCAGAAGTCCTAGGAACGAGACAGAAGGTAGATGTTCTAAATTCTCACCGGATAGATAGCGTAGTTGAAAAATATAGAACAGCCATATCGTCTTGGCATGGCGAGAAAAAGGCTAGGATTAAACACCTTGAGCTTGAGCTAGATGCGAAGTCGGGTGAGATCGTTAACCTTACCAAGGTGATAAGACCACATGGTGAGCTGAAGGCGTTGTGGGAAAAGATTGATTCTGCAATCAAAAAATATCAGTCTAGAGAGGCGTTGCTGAATGAAAAAAAGTATGAACTAAAGGCTATGCTAGGGCAGCTCAATAAAAGATATGCCCGGCTTCAGAAATTACAAGATGATGGTAAATGCCCCACCTGCGAGAGAAAGATTGGGGATGATGTCGTCCATACTCAGTGCTCTTTAAAAAATAAAATAAATCATACGAATGATGCTTATGAAAGAACCCATAAAGCGGTGTTCGAGCTTGGCGTTAAGATTTTTTCGTTCAAGAAGAAGATAGAACGTGTCTCAGAATCAGTTGATTCTCAGGAAAATACACTTAGGACACTGACTTTGCTTCGGGCAGACGTGCTCCGTATAAATAAGCAGATTGAGACTGCGCGTACAGAGAAGAATCCGTTTGAAAAACTAATAATAGATGAGAAAGAACAACAGAGGATAATAGCTGAAAAATTAAAACTATTAGAGAAGGTCGTGGATGCCACCATGAAGGATATCCCATACCTACAATTCTGGGAAAATGCCTTCGGTGATTCTGGTATGAAGTCGTTCGTCTTCGATCTGATTTGTTCATCTCTTACTGAGAAGGCTAACCACTACGCGAACATACTTACCGGGGGTGAGGTGATTATAGACTTTGATACCCAGTCCAGACTTAAAAGTGGAGCCCTGAAAGAAAAGTTCGACGTATCCCTCCTTACCGGGGGGGAAAAGATAGAATATAGCGCGTATTCTGGCGGAGAAAAACGCAGAATTTCTTTAGCGGTTGACATGGCACTCAGCGATATAGCGTCAGAGTATGCCGGGGTGAAATTTAATACTATTGTGTTTGATGAGCAGACAAATTATTTAGACAAGGATGGCAGGCTTGCCTTTTTAGAGATGCTTAAAGAGATTGCCAAAACAAAAAGAGTTTTTGTTGTTGATCATGACAGTGAGTTTAAGGCTCGGTTTGATGATGTATGGACCATCGAGAAAAGGGGAGGGGTTTCTAGGATGGTGACCTGTTAAAGAGGCCGTCTTCAATACTGAGGTCGTGAATTCCCTAAAGGGTATGGGATGGTGGGCATATAAGATTCCAGATTTTCCAGTTGGGGGCGGTACGATTGGATTCAGGTTCAACCCAGAGAAACCATTTGATATAGCGTGTTTCTCAGATAGTGGGGGTATAGCGGTAGAAGGGAAACAGTTTAAAAAATATAAGGCGTTCGGGGCTAGGCATATGAGGCCGAGCCAGATCCAAGCGTTTGATGAAATTGTAGGCTTGGGTGTGGGTAGAGCCTTTGTTTTTCTAAATATTAGAGCATCAAAGCCAAGGATGAATCGGCTGATCACGTTCGATTGGGCCTTTTGGGGTAAAAGGATCAAGTCAGAGACTATTAAGGCGAAAGAGTTGAGGGATTTTTGGTATGTAGAGGGTAAGCGTGGGTTATTCGACTTATCATTCCTAAGATGAACGAAGAATTAATAAATTATATGAATCTTAATACAAGCGATGAGATGGTGCGACAGGTCGCTTATTTTATTTGGGGTTCTGCCATTGCTACGACAAGGGCTTTTAAGTCGGTAGAGATAAAGATTGATCCGAAAACAAGAAGAATTTTTATTTCAGTTACGCTTTATTGGTGGGCAAATTTTAAAAAAGCAGAGGTTCTAAGAAGGTATTGGCTTGCGAAGGCAGAGAGAAGGTGCCAGCGTCATGTGCCAGAGGGATGGAGAATCCTTCTCTATTACAAAAAAGGGGGAAACGATGGAGCAGGTGACAGATAACGAAGTCGGGGATTCAATAAAGAGGGTATTGGCACAACGAAGCGTGGATGGGCGAGTAGATTGGGGGCCGGTGATTATCATGATGGCAGACTACGTATCTTCCATTGATCAGAGGCTTGCGAAGATTGAGGCTTTGGTTGAAGGGTTGAATTCGGCCAGGTCTAATACAAGCGCGGGGCTTTCCATTGGATAGTATTGATAAAGCTGCGTATGCAAATATGCTAAGGCATTTAAGGTCGAGCAATTTCGTTTTAATTAAATTCATTGATGAATTCGTGGAACTGTCGGCTGCGCATCAGAATGCATTTGTCGCGTGGTTCCATGAAAGCATTGCAGACGAGAGATGGAATGATTGTGCTTCGGATAGAATGCAGTATAAAGAGTTTATAAAGGCGTTGGTGATGCACTATAGTGGTTCTGATTTAAGAAATGAACCCTCATTTAAGGATTTCGCATCTGAGATTGCGGGGTTTTTAAAGTCAGAACAATGCACGATAGCAAGCAAGGCACCGAAGAAAACAATGAAAGAAATGTTAGAGGAGGCTTATGGCTGAGGAAACAAAAGAACCGCGTATATCGAAAGAGGTCACTGATAAAGTGATCAAGAAAATAAACAAAGACAAGGCGAGAGTAGATAAATTGTATGAGCTAACTCATTCTCTCTTTTTGTTCTCGAAAGAGGTCGACGTTAAAATTGAGACGCTGACTGATTTGTTGGTAGAACAGGGCGTCCTCCATCAAGATCGTATTGAAGAACTCTCCGATAAGAAACACAAGGTAAGAGCCAAGAAGGATGACGAAGAGATCACAAGGGGTGATATTGTTTGGGTTAATTATAATGCAAAATTAGATGGTGAAGTTGAGGCGATCCAAGAAGTTGATTTGCCTATTCGTGTGGGTTCTGGAGCCATAGCGTTTGAGACGGCATTGATTGGAAAGACTGCGAATTCGTGCGTTACGTTCAAAGATGAGTTCAGAGATAAAAAATATCCACAATGGGTCGGCAAAGAAGTCCTTTTTGAGATTGAAATCGTGAAGGTGAAAACGAACATAGAGGCGGTGCAATGACAGATTTTGACTTGCAGGCGAAGCACCCAGAGGCCAAAACTAAGCTATCGTTAGCGATTGATGACTTAGAAACTGGCGATGGGATGAAAACAAGGTTAGAATTCTACGACGACGATCCCGATACGATTGAGAAGAGGGTGGCGTCCACGATTCATCAAATGATCCAGAAAATGGGTTATTTAGATAGATTAGATAAGAAAGGGGCATAGTATGTCTGAAGAGCAAGACCAAGACTTGGTACATCAGCACCCAGAAGAAACGGATAATCTTCAAAAATCAGAGCGGCCTGATTCTGATTATATGAAGGACAGGGGCCTAGATCCTGAAACGCATGGTAAAATTAAAGTTGAGAAATAACGCATCAGGCTATCGCAATGATTTTAGTTAGATACAGCGAAAACTTTCTATATAGCAACTAAAAAATTAGGGCTTTATGAAAAAAATAATAGTAATTTCGCAACTCAATGAAATGAAGGCCCAAGAATCTAAGCTTAAAAAATGCCAGGTGGTGGGGTTCCGAGGCCCAGATGCGAACGGGAAAGAGGTTTTTTTTAAGAATAATTTAGTTGCCCATCCATCCGATAGAGTATCGTTTGAATTCAGTGAATTAAGGGGTGAATTGGTCATCCGTTGTAAATTGAATCACGGAGACTTCTTAGCACTTGGAGATGAAGAAGGGACTTCGGAGAAAGAAATCCTAGAAAGCACTGAGTGACTGAGTGTTCCACGTGAAACACCCTTTTGGAGAAGTAAAATGGAGCAGTTAGAAGTTTGTAAGGTCGCAACGTACATCCCAATCGAAAAATTAAAGTTTCATCCTCAAAATGAAATCAGGACTATTACCCGAGACAGACTGGATGATTTGAAAGAATCAATTCGTTTAAAAGGCTTCTACGAGCCTATTTTGGTTTGGAAGAAGGGCGGGGTAGTCTTGGCCGGTGAACACCGCACACGAGCCGCGAGAGAGCTAATAGAGGACGGCTACGAGTTTGTCACACCCAGTGGAAAGAAGAATCATTTACCCATCGTCCTAGAAGACTGCGACGAACATACCGCAGTGCAAATTCTTCATGAATCCAATAATCACTATGCAAGTTGGATTGAGGAAAAATTAAGCAAGGCAATTCAAGAAGCAGAAAAAGCTGGTGAGAATATTCGGCAGTTCGGTTATTCCCAGGAAGAAATTGATAGACTGCTCGTTACAGCAACGAAAGATATCGAGAAAATTACTGCCGCTTCTACGGAAATAATGGAAACCCCAGAACCAGCGATTGGTGATGCGATTGAGAAGGAGAAATTTGAAACCCTGGTCCTACCAGCAGAGGTCTATTCAGAACTGATGGGCATCCTAGCAAAGGTAGCCATCCTATTAGATCCCAATTGGACGCGGGGGGATTCGGTTATAGAGGCAACGAAGGCCCTTTGTGAAACGATACGTGAAGCAAAGGTTCTGGAGAATCTAGAAGAAGATGGAGATTAGATGCCCAGTCTGCGAGATAGAAAATCATAAAAGTCAGACCCGGTGTTATGCGACAAATAATGAAATGCTCTACGCACGAGAATACGAAGATAAGAAACAAAACCATATCCACGATCCCAGTCGCATTTCTAAACTCTATGATTGCTCGAATCGGCATAAGTTTAAGATAGACGATTATAGACAATGCCCTTCATGTGATTGGCAGAAAAACGAAAAAGCATTCTTTTTTTGGAGTCTAGAGGAGCTGGAATGGATGGGAATAGAACAGATACAACCGATCCCGGATCAAACCCGCAAACAGCAGCCCTTGAACAGGTTGTAAAGGATGTCGGGCTATGGGATGTATATCAATCGTTTATTGAAACGATGATAGAAACAGCCAATATTAAATATCCCCGTGTGCCTAATGAAAATAGAGATGCGTTCATCAAGACTTGTAAATATTCCTTTTGCGCAGGTGTAAACGAGGCCTTTAGGAAGATGTACGAAGATATCGCGACCACGGAGCATTAAAGAATGGAACAGCAACTAGGAGCAAATGAGGCGAGAAAGTTTATCAAGATGAAGGTCTATCTAGAAGAAAGAGACCTAGCAGCCCTAGAATATGAAAGCGGTGAATTCTGGTTTGCAGGCGATATGTTATTTGTAAGTTGCGGGGAGAACGCCGATCCAATTGAAAGAAAGTTAAAAATATTCAACCTGAGATTCGTAAAAAATGTATCATTAATATATGGAATTTGACGCTATAGACTGGATGGAAGTATCCGGTAAGAAAGTGGCAATAATTCGCACAATCCACCCCTATAATCCAACACTTCTAATGAACTACGAAATTAAGATTGATGGTAAAAAATTCAAAGTGGTCGGAGTCCAGAGATATGCCCAGATAACCGATGCCATAGAAGAGTTCGGGTTAACGGTAGATCCTATCTAAAAGAAGAAATGTCTAGAAAGAACCAATCCCATCGAAAAAATGAAAGACGAGCCCTAGTCCTATCTAAAAATGAAAAGTTATTAGAGCAAGCCAAAAAGGGTCAGCTCCCATCCCACCTTAAGGATCAAATAGGTATGACAGATAGAGTGAAGAGTTGGATTGATTCTATTGAGAAAGAGAATGAGTTATTGAAGAAACGGATTGGTGATGGTGGATAATGTGATCATCTGGGTAGGTTCGCTCATTGTCTTAATTTCAATCTTTTATTTCAATCAATTTTGACCTTAAATTAAAGTTTTGTCGTATATATAGGGGTATGAAGTATTTAATAGCCCTGTTATTATCTGCGTGCGCAGCTCAGAAACCGTTACTATCCCCTGTCTCAGCCCATCTTAATTGTTACGGCAAGGATATCAAAACTCCATGGCTTTCATTAGTAGCAAAGCCAGACAGCATTGTTCAAAACAGCAATTTCATCGAAGTTAAAGACGGGTTCGGTAGAACGGTGATGAAGGCAAGCGGTAATTGCGTACTGAGGTATTGGCACGAGGATGAATTAGCGATTCTAAAAAGCCAAATGGAAAGGGTAGAAAGTGAAAAGAATACCAAAGAGGAAAAGAAGAAGAGGAAATGAGATTCGCTCTAATAGTCCCAAATGATCAGTCAGATTATGCAATAGCTAGAGAGATGGAACGCATACTGAGTAATCCAGTTATCATGAAGGATATGAGATTGATAGCCTCAGAAGAACTGAGGTATTGGATGAGCAATGCGTTAAGAAAAGAAGAGCAGAAGGATAAGGCGTCCCATAAAAAAAACGCGGGGAAAAGAAATGCTGAAACCAGATGAAATATCAGAGCCGACAACAACAACAATAAAGAAGCCAAAATCAATAAACACGAGCAGAGGATACCCAGAACAAGAACGCCTAAGAAGGAAGCAGTTTATTAAGAATAAGAAGAAGAGAAAGATGGCTAGAAAATCAAGAAAAGCTAATTATAAGAGATGATACGCCATGTAAAAAAAATCAGATAAGCTATTGAAAAAAGACCCGAAATGACAGTATAACCAAATTAAAGAAAAGAATACATGTATTACACGAGTTTAAATGCCCTCTAGAAAAAATGACATAGACCATATCTCTGAATCAAATGAGATTAGAGAATCAATAATAGAAGGGAAATTACAAGGCAAAAAAGTAGATTTGTCATTCGAAGCAAGAGAAAACGAACGAACAAAAATGCTTCAGTATGAATGGGCATTGTTCTATCCAGATAATTCACCAAAACACTTTCTAATGGCTGTAAAAAATTTCACTGAAACACAATACGTACAGATAATGAAAAAAAGCCCAATGGCGAAGTGGAATGAACAGAAGGATAGAATAAGAGAACGCCTAGCCCTACAAGTTGCAGAAAAACACGTAGAAAAAATAGCCCAGATGAACGATGAGCATATAAAGGCGGGAAGACTGGGCCTAGCAAAAGGAATAAAACTTCTTGCAGAAGGTGTAAGAGGGTTCAATAAGAAGAACCCGTCTAAAATTCTGAAAAGAGATTTAAAGCCACAAGAATTCCAACACGTCATGAGTGGGTTGAAACTCTGTCAACAAATATACAGAACAGCAATGGGTTTACCCAGTGATGGGGACGGAATGAGACAGCTACTTGTAGAATTAGCTGAAAAACAGGGCGTTCAAAACAATGTCCAGATTAACGTAAACGCGGAGGATGAAAAATCTGGCCTGGGTCATTTGAAGGCTTTATTAGAAAGTCTTAGTCATGAAGAAATAAAACTATTCGTAGAACGTAAGCGTGCCCTAATGCGAGAAAAGGTAGACAGGGGTGAATGATGTTAAGAGACTGTAGCGAATGCAAAACAAATGAATTTGTTGAATTTGAACGAAGCGCCAATACTATAAGGGTGATTTGCAAGTGCAATATGGCCACTAAGTGGTTCCACAGTATTTCTGAAAACAGAATGTTTGCCATCTTCGCATGGAACGACGGCAAGGTCTTTTTAGACAGAGGGTTCAAGCGACCAGAGGTGTTGCATCAATTGTACGAATAGCAGGGCCTGATGAAGATGAGTGAAGAGCACAAAGTAAGGATAGAAGAAGAGGTCGAATCGGTGGTTTCTTTTTACGCCAGAAGAGGATGTACTCAGCCTTTGACGCAGTCTGATATGTTTATGTTTGAAATGTTTGCCCGTATGAGCCTTGAGATGGAAGACTTAGCGAACAGCATTGAGCAGTTAAAATCAAAAAACGAACCCACAGCTCATTAACGCGCTGGAAAAATTATATATTCCGATACTGGGCATAGATGAGAACAAACGTTGAAGCAATCCGGTTAATTAAACAGGCTCACAAGCTGGCGAAGAAGGATACCGCAAGGGCAATTCGGGTTCTAGTGCAGGCGATGCGCCATTTGAAGGAAATCAACCGATGACAGAAACCTCTATCTGGATAGCAATCGCCGCTATTTCTGGTTTCGCATTTGGTAGTTTCAGACCGTCTTGGGTCAGAAAGGGATTGAATCGGTATATCGACACGCGGGCAAACGAAAAGTTGAAGGAATTGCTACTCGGGAGAGAAATTCAGTTCAAATTGGAACGGATTGAATCGCAAGTAAAAGCGGCACAAACGCGCGAGAGTGCAGCGAAGGCGAAAAAGGATGCCAGGCCCCTAAACAAACCGAATCAAATCACTCAGCGACCTATTACCGCTATAAAAAGGGCAGTTGTAAGTAATAACGAGACTTCAAATTCAAAAAGAAATTCAAAACAGCCAAAAAACAAAGTCCCTTACATATCAGGCGTCATAAATAGAGCCGGATTGATCATGAAAGACTTGAAGAAGCCAAGGAAAGTGGTGAAGCGAGAACAGGTTGAACAGGTTGAACAGGTGAAACAGAATGTTTCGCCACCGTCACCACCTACCCCACCTATCGATAGGGCATTTGAGCATATATTCTACGGAACACAGCTCACAGTGGGGCAGTTCAGAGTTGTCTCGGGTTTATCAAAGGGGATGCACAGGTTAGAGGTGATTCAAAATCAATTATACGTGGATAATAAACTATACCCAGCCAATGTGGGTGATTTAGAACGTATCAAAGCTTTAGCTAGAGAGGGGCATTTAGCAAATGGCACCGCCTGATCCAAACATTGATCCTGCTGCATCTTGGAAGTTGAGGGAAATTTGCCCAAAGGACTTCTTTGAACAGTTACAAGAGGCGCAGCATCAGCCAGAAGATTACAATCATCTTATTGCAAGAACTATGAACGAACTATGCAGTTTTCTTAGTTCGACTGTCATCACCCCGCTCATTCAAGACGGTGGCGTAGCTTATTACAATGATGTTCTTCGAACTAAAAAACTATCGACGCATAGGGCTACGGTCGTAGGTGCATATTATGGATTGAATCAGTCTTCCAGGTATTTAAAAATTGCAGATGTCACTTCAGCCGGTTCTCAGGGATTTTTCATCCCAAGACCCGCCACTATTACAGGGATGTGGGCGAAATCCAGGTCAACTTCGAGTTGGACGTTTGAAGCCAGAAAGAACGGTGTGGCGACAGCCATTTCCTCAATTTCTGTCAGTTCAAGTTTCGGTTCTGCCATTGCATTGGACGTAGATTTAAGTGCAGGGGATCATTTACAACTTTATCTTTCAGGGACGGGGATTGATCATCCGATAGTGGCTTGTGAGTTAGCTTGGCGACTACCATAATTGGGGGCTAGATAATGAGTTTCATAAGAATAACAGAACCGAACGTATCAAGCGTAGACATTGATGATTTAGGAATAACGATAGCCCAAGCGGCCACAGTGGTTCTTTCAGACCAGTTCAATGTGGCTGATTTATATTTAAGTGCAGATTTAGAGGCTCTAGTTATAGCGGGCACACTTGATATCGAAATCGATTTTGGAACGGGTTACACGGCAGTTGCAGCGGTTGATTATACGAATCGAGATACTTTAGGAGCCTTCCTTAATATTTTTGAAATCACAAATGAAGATAACAATGAAGATTTGGTAGACGGAAGTGAAGTGAACGCATCCGGTCCAGGCGCGACACCGCTTCATATTCATGACGCTAGATATTATACAGAGACAGAACTAGGTAATTCGGGTGCAGGAACCAATGGTGCCCTACTCGTAGGGGCAGACGATACTGCTTGCGTAATAGAGGGAACGGCAGCGTTCACCACGGTTCAAGGTGCAATTGAGGCGCTTTGTGCATTTATTACATCCGGTGCGATGGATGATTTAGATACGGTTTATTCAAACGATTCAGATGGGCGGATGGATGTCGATGAATCGTCCAAGCCTTTAGATTTCCGTTCTGACAATGCAAATGACATCGGTATATCCAGAACAAACGGCGGTGACATCCAAGACATGCTCAGGGCCGATGTTTCAGCTAGTGAGTTATTAATTGGAGCCCTGGTCTCAGGTGCATTGGCTCAAGTAAATACAAGAGTTTTAGGCGATTTATATGTAGATGGAAATATCACGTTTGTAGGAACGATCACTGACACGACAGTGGACAACATGAACGTGGTTAATTCTGAAATTAGAATGCGTGAAGGTGCTGCAACGGGTGGTGATGCAGCACTTCTTGTAGAGCGGGGTTCCACGGGCCCGGACGCCTGTGTCAATTGGAACGAAACCACAGACAGATGGCAGCAGGGGATAGTTGGAACCAAATCTACAATTCCAGGGATTGAAAACGACGAAGACATAGAGGGTGTCTGGTGTTTCGGTGGTGTAGATGATACCGAGCCCGATATTTGTTTAGTTGAAAAGAATGACGCAGCCCCTCCTACAGCGAATCTGGGCGGAGCAGGCGAAGTCCCAATGGCTATGATGGAAAATGGACTAATGGCCATTTACGATAAATCCAATTCCAGAAATAAATGGTTATCGGTCCAGAGAAACTGGATGTATTTTACTGGTAGAGATAACGCTAACAACTCAAACGAGTATGCTCGTTCGGTTGGTACGTTCACTTCAAACCAGACAGGAATTCGATTGATTCGAAAGTCCACGTTGGTAGGCATGTCGATTCAAACGAACGGTGTAGAAACTTGGACGGCGGAGGTCCGAAAGAACGGGACTGTGACTGTCCAGGCTTCACTGGTAGCCACGGCGGTCGCTGGCAATCAGACTGGGACGCTCAATGTGGATTTTGACGCAGGCGATGAAATTCAAGTCTACGTCAATGGCTCCATGATTGATCGGCCTGTAATCAAATTAGAATTCGCATATAGATTTGCGGCTTAAAAACAATTAAAGGAGAAAATAAAATGAAATCATTATTCACACGCCTCAGAGAAGCAGTGAACACAGACGAAAACCGAATGAGCATTCTAGCCTCTGCATTGGATCGCGGAGCCAAGAGCATTAGTGACGGGGGCGTTATTGATGGTAGTTCTCGCGTTTGGCTTGTTGATACATCGGCTGGAGCGGCAACGGTGACTTTACCCAAACTTGAAGATGCTCAGGGCGAAGCCTTTTATGTAAAAAATGGCGGAGCCAATGGCGTAACTCTAGAGGGTGATGGCGCTGAGACGATTGATGGAGCTGCCAATAAGGCGCTTGCAGCCCAGTATGATGTGATTCATGTTGCTGCTGGGACAAGCGAGTGGCACGTACTTTCAGCTTCGTAATTTAGAGGATATTGGGTGGTGGGTTTGATTTTGAGGGGAAAACGAAAACCTACTCACCGCCCAAGTCTTTTGAGGTTTTAAATTTGTGGGTCTTTTTGTTGATACAACCGGCACGAATGTTACGATTAGTGAATTAGGAATCACCCTTACCCACCCCACTTCCAATTATGATCTCTCAGGCCAGTTCACCCCGGAAGAAATCAAAAACGCAGTTTCGCTCACCAATGCTATTACAGGCGGCACCCTTGATTGGAAAAAGACATCAGGAGGAGCGGTCCAGCCTGGTGGGCAGTATGATCCCGACTATGTAGAGGTTGAGTCAGAGAATCTTGGGACGGGATTACAGGCTGACAGAGCGGTCACGTTTAAAGATTTAACGGCTGGCAAAATAGATATTCAAGAGAATGACGCTACGATTGTAGCGGATGCAGACACCCTCAATTTTGAAGGCGCGCTGGTTAGCGTGATTGACGAGGGGGGAAAGAAGGCTACCGTCAATGTTGGAGTGAATACGGGGGCTATTCTTGCAGCTCTGTTC